CAGACGCATAAACGCTCCGCTTGAAGAATGGGCGGCAAAAGGACTGCTGACATTTGTCAATGCTCCTGAAATACCTCCTGATATGCCGGTAACATGGCTTGCTATGGAAGCAAACAAGAGAAACTCTCAGATACTTAAAGCTGGCATTGACAGCTACAGATATACGCTGCTTTCAAAGGCGATTAATGAAGTTCTTTTCCCTTATGCGGATAAAATCAAGGACTATGTGCAGCTTCTAAGGCCATCAGATGAAATGAAAAGACTCCCTGTAATAGTAAGCGACTTTACAAACCACCGCTATATATGGGGTGATAATCCTCTGATGAGATGGGCGGCAAACAATTCAAAGACTGAAACTGTCGGAATTAATACCATAATCGGCAAAATCGAGCCGAAAAGCCGCAAAACTGACCCTTTCAAAGCGTTCGTTGCGGCACAGTGCGTATCAGATGTGCTTGATGCTGCACAATCCGCTGATATACCTGATATATGCAGTCAGACTTTTATTTACTAAGGAGGTGCGTTTTTGACAGTAAAAAATTTTTTCAGCAGACTTTTCAGAGCTGATAAAAAAGTAATCTGCATGAACAGCTACAGCAATACAGCGGCAGATGTCTGTACAAGAGCATTCGCCATATTTTCTGTAGTTGAAATGGCGGCTTCTCTGCTTTCAGGCATCAGATACAGAACATTTCAGAATGGAACAGAAATAAAGGGTCATGAGTGGTATTCGCTCAATATAAGACCTAACAGAAATCAGAGCGCTTCTCAGTTCTGGCATGAGTTCTGGTGCAAACTCCTTTATAATCAGGAGGTACTTGTAGTTTGCACGGCTGATGGTCAGAAAATCATTGCTGATGACTACAATGTTGATGAATATGCTGTAAAAGGTGCTGTATTCTCTCAGGTTTCAAGGGCAGGTTTTACTTTTCTCAGAACCTTTGATATATCCGAGGTGTTTTTTCTCAGATACTCAGACAGCAATATAAATCATTTTACTGACAGCATATTCTCCATGTATGATTCACTTGTATCAGAAATAAAAAACAGCTGTATCAGAAACTCAGGCGAGAGAGGTATACTTGAAGTAAGTACTCTTGCTCAGGGTGACAAGAATTTTGAAGAACGCTTCAAAGATTTGATGAACAACCGCTTTAAATCATACTTTGACAATAAAAATGCTGTTCTTCCTCTTTTCAACGGATATAAGTACAGCCGTCAGCAGAGTCAGAATAACTGTTCTGACGGAATATCAGATATCAGAAAACTGCTTGATGATGCACTTTGCAGAGCTGCTCAGATATATAAAATACCTCCTGTTAAATTAATGCCTTCACTATACATAGGACAGCAAATTTGATTTTGAGTACCAAAAAATATCCAAATACTAAAAAATCCCCCACAAAATATGAAAAACATACTTTGTGGAGGATATTATCAGATCATCTGGTTTACTTTTTTCTGCACTTCATTGTAGTCATAACCTGCAGCGGTAAGACGTTTCTTACGTTCCGCACCATTTGACCACTTGCCCTGAATGACTTCACGGGCAACCTCATCAACGGACTTCTTTGCAGGATACACCTGCTTGCCATTGCTGTCAAAAACAGCATATCCCGCCTTGCAGGCTTTCCTTGCATTCTCCAAAGAAGAATATGCACCAATCTGGCTCTTAGCGTCAGACCAGGACTTTCTTACTCTGTAAAGCTGATTTGCAGGTGTAGGATTTGGAGTTGTAGAACCAGTATTCAGATAAGATTCTACCTTCTTTTTGAACTCCGACCAATGAGGCAGAATATACGCAGGACACATCTTGTAGGGATTTCTTGCAGTATTGAGATAATCCACAGAGCCACTCTTTCCGTCACGAACATTGAGCCAATGCGTATGGGTGTAAAGGTGATTGATGTCAAGACCATACTTCTTCAGAAGTGCTGCTGCAAGTCTTGCACAATTGTCCTCGGATTTCTTATCCTTATCATTGTAAGCAGAACTCATAATGCACTCGATTGCAATGGTTCTTCTGTTGCCATTTCCACTTCCGTCAGCAGCGTGCCAGCCACTTAAGGATAGAGGCAGATTCTGCCATGCACACACGTTGTCAACGTAATAATGTACTCTGACATCTTTCATATTGCCATTAACGGTTGCTCTTGTGTACTGCTCCGCAGGTGTCGTTCCACTTGCAACAGAAATCCAGTCGGTATTATGAACTGTTACGCCGATAACTTTGCTCTCCATTGAAACAGAGGGCATATCGATTCTGTTGGGATTATGTTTTGTGAGTAAATACTCGTTGATTTTTACTCCGTTCAGAGTAGTTGTTGTATCAGGTCTTAAAATAGCCATTTATTCGTCCTCCTTTTCATCTTCGGTTCTGCCTACTTTCGTTTGCAGAACATCAATTGCTTTTTTGAATGCAGGTGGGAAAGGGATTCCCATAAGTGTTGTATTCTCGATAATAGAGAGCAGTTCGTTCAGACAAAAGCTGATGCAGACTGCATCTCTGATGTAATTTGTGCCGATGAGAATATCGATTCTCACGCCCACGACCACCATAAGTAAAATACAAAACTTCTTTGCAAGACCAACCCAGCCTGCTGTGCTGTTGAGTGTACCGCTTTCGCTGTGTTTGGATTTGCCCATCGCAGCAGTCACGATTCCCGTTACAAAATCAATCCCCATAAAAACAACGAGTGTCGCAAGAGCAGAATCCCAGCCACCGAGCAGCGTTGCGATAAATCCGCCGACAATGCCTGCAATCAGGCAAATGGTATCTTTCATAAAATCACTCCTTCATAAATTTAATAGACTTCACCATCGGATGTGAATTATCCGATGTGCCTTTGAAAGCAAAGTAGTATTCTCCATCCGATATGTTTTCAAGTGACTGTATCACAGAAATGAAAGTATCGGAATAAAGCCATTTAAATGATAATTTCAAAGCATTTTCTGCTTCGATTTCCTCATAAATATACTGAGCAAGTTCAGAGCCCGTTTTTTCTGTCTTTGGAATAAGATAAAATTCAGCGTTCTGTGATGCACCAACCATATAGCTTAAGAGCAGCTTCATTTTTGAAGTAATTGCAACAGGAGTCAGAAACATCACAAACACACTTCATGCCCAGCTGAAATCGTTCTGATTGAAATACAGAGCATAGTTGTTTTCAGCAGAACAAAAGTGTGGATAACTTTCTGCAAACCCTGCAAGAGAACGATAACCGTCATTGTAATAAGTGTAGATGCTGTCGCTGTATTTCTGCAAGGCATCAGAACCGCTTTCAAATACAGAGATATAGCTGATACCGGATATTTGCCTGATTTGCTCCTGTAATTCTGCAATATCAGCTTTTGTTGCATAATTTGACATATCGGGAGTGATTCCGTCCCTGCCGTCAGCACCTTTTAAGCTTTGCAGCCATTCATTTTCTGTACCTGTGAAACCATGTTCTACGGCAATAATATAGGCAGATTTTCCATCTGTGCCGTCAATTCCGTCACGCCCCGGAAGTCCGTCTGCACCATCCTTTCCATCTTTACCCGGTAAACCATCAACACCATTTTTACCATCAACACCTTTCAGGCTTTCGAGCCATTCAGCCTCTGTGCCAACAAATCCGTGTTCTACAGCAATTTCAAATGCTGATTTGCCGTCAGTTCCTTTAGATGCAGACTGTATCTTCTGCAAAAGCTGCTGATATAAATCAGGAGTAGGCGGAACATTAATGTTTTCGCCTTCAAATCCCGACAGTCTGATGTGCAAGGTTTTTACAATCGTTGTTGCCCTGACTGTTTCAGTTGCTTCTGCATCATAGCCAAACAGTGACATTTTCACAGTCCCTGCGGTTAGTTCGGCAGGCAAAAAGCAACTTGTATTTTCTGTTCCGAGAACCCTGTTATAGGTTATTTCGTCCTGTGTGAACTGCACCACCTTATGCAGGGGTTTCCAACTGTTATCGAATACAAAATGTATTTTTACAAAAGCAATTTTGTCAGCAGCAATGACTTCATGCTCCAAAGTTTCTATGTTCTGACCTTTTACAAGAAATTTTATCATGATTTCACCTCTTTCCAAGTTTTTGTGTTTGCAACGTATTCCATATATCCGTCAAGACACTGAATTTTTGCAAGCGGAGATTCAATATCAACTGCATGGCTGTCCCAGTTTGTATTTTTCTTCACAGCGTTCCAGTCAGCGAGAGAGCCTTCATAAGTGATTGTGGTCAAAGATTCACAGTAATTGAAACAGCCGCCCACAATTTCCTTGACATTTCTGGTAAGTGTGAGATTTTTCAGTTTTGTGCATCGCACAAACATTCTGTCGCTGATGACTTTACCGCCGTATCGCACGGTTTCAAGATACTGACACTCGCTGAATGCCATTGCACCTACGGTTATCACAGAGGACGGAACAGTTACGGATTTTATCGCCGTTCCTGCAAATGCATTCACGCCAAGTTCCGTAACACGTTCCGGAATCTTCAGTTCTGTTAAACCATTTAGGGTCTGATGATAAATGTAACCGTCAATATGCGGCAGAAATGCAGCCTTTTTGATTGCCGTAAGCGTTGTCGGAAGAGATACTGTTTTCAGATTGTCGCAA